AAATTTCCATAGAGACGACCTTTTTTTCCACCACCAACGATGGACACTTCATACTTCGGATTGAAGATGTTTGTCATTCTTCCCCCTTCAACAACAGGATGAGGTCTTGACCATTCTTGAATATTTGAGACTGTAATCATTTTGTAACCTCCGCTTCGATTTTAGATTTGTTAATAAGATGTTCCGCTAATGTATAAGTATCTACGTTTGTAGTAATGATAGAATCAACCAAGTGTTTGTAAGGAACATGAACAAAGAAATCAGTTCCATTGAAGAATGTCAAATCATTTTTCAACTCCAAACATCCTTGAATCATTTTTAGGAAAAGTTTGAATTGAACTCCATTCACAAAAGTCTCGCTCAAAAGAACTCCGAACTTTTCGTGTTGGATTTTGATGTTGTGGGATGTCATATTCATGTCTTCGTCGTTTGTTTTACAAATATAATAAACTGATTCAATAATAAAAAAAAATCCCCCACTTTTTTTTAGTAGGGGTTGAGAAAAAAGAGATAATTAGGAACTCAAACCATCTCCACGTTGATGACCGAATTCATATGATTCGGTCGGATGTAGCAGGAGAAAGATTCGAACTTTCGACCTTCAGGTTATGAGCCTGACGAGCTTCCACTGCTCTATCCTGCGATATATGTTTCAAGTATTTCCGACAAAAAAAGTCCCACAAACTAACTTTCTCTCGAACTTCATCTGTGGGACAAATGTTTCACAATTTTACCAACTCTTTCTTTCAAAATCAAATTGTTGTGAAACTTTTTTTGTGGGGGGTGTTGAATCTCTCGATTCAGTTTTATAAATATAGACAACAATTAAAAAAAATCAACTGAAGTCAAAATATTTTTTTAATATTTTTTGTAAATTGTCATCTAACCCCAACTTTTTCATTTCATCAAAACTGAAATATCCACATTTTGTGTGTTCGTGTCCATCTGTAGCAGAATCCAAGTCAGGTAAAATTGGTTCAGTCAATTCTGAAATGAATATATAAATAAAATCTTTATCTGATTTCTTTCCATCTTCCATAGCGGAAATGGTGCCGATAAACTCAATATCATTTTCAGAAAGTTCGAAATCGGTTTCTTCATACAACTCGCGAACTGCGGCTTCTCTTGGAGTTTCCCCCATTTCAATTTTGCCAGTCGGGATAAACCACTGATTCGGATGAGAAAACTTCTCACTTCTCTTGCATAATAGACACTTATCTCTGTATTTTAATATTACTCCTGAGTACATTTTAAGTTAATTTGTATTTATAAGTATTATGGATATATCGATAAATAATCATGTTTTCGAAGTAAAGACTCTAACTGACCCTAAATCACAACAGATTGGAATGATGGGAAAGAAATTCTCTTCCGAAAATCAAGGTTTGTTATTTTTGATGGGTGGAAAAAAACAATGTTTTTGGATGAAAAATTGTATTATTCCACTTGATATAATAATGATAAAAAATAATGTAATTGTCAACATCCATCATAATTGTCCTCCATGTGTTGATGAAGATTGTCCGTCCTACTGTGGAAATGGTAATGTTGTTTTGGAATTGAATGGTGGAACTTGTGAGAAGTTAAACATTCAAGCTGGTGACACTATTGATTATCTGATTTAGATTCTGCTATTTTTTCCTTAAGTACTTTTTGAAATTGGTTTGCAATCATCTTTGTGAATTTCACTGATGGACTTTCCTCCGATTCACCAAATCTTGTGCCACCCTTCGGAGGTCTTGTACTTTTTCCAAGATAATTCAATCCTGAAATATTTGTAATACATTTGTGTCCTCCTGAGTTTGATTGAATCAAATCCCAAGCATTGACCCCAATTTTATCCAACATACTCATTTCTTCCTCTGATAAACTTTTGAAGGGTTTTTCCATCAAGTTTTGAATTCTATCCAAAATCTTTTCTCCATTTTCCATAAACATTATTTTGTCACCATATAATGCTTTGAAATCTTTGAACGTGAATCCAACACTCTCAGGATTGACACTAGTCTCACTGACCCATTTGATTGTTGATAAAGGTACAGTTTTTTGTTTTAACTGTTCTTCCCATTTACCAACCACTTCTTGTGCAATTTCTCCTAAGTTTACACCTTTAAGTTCTCTTTCTTTTTTGAATGGATTACAAGATGCTTGAACGAGTCCCATAGGCCAAGCCATAATCATAAAGTCCGCCTCGGGATTGTTTCTAAAAGGAGTATATCTGTCATAAGAACCTGGCTTGAACATATTTCCTCCACCATATTGAAAAATTATATTATCGGAAACAGTGGGAAAGGACTTCATTTGCTGAACATATTCCTCAGCGTTCTTTTGTAATTCTTCCGCAGAAGGGGCTTGTGTGGATTTCATCCAAGATCTAATGTTGTTTAAGATAGACAATAGTGATGGCTCGGAATTCATCACCAACATCTCAAGAAATCCAGGTTTGTTTTTAAACGCTAATAATAGTTTATTAATCACCAAACCTAATAACATCTTATTTGTTTGCAGTGATTTTTCCTTATCGACTCTGAATAAATAATTTACCACATCTTCAGGAGAAATATTCTGTCGCGCAAAATCCGCAGAATCCACTGTGTTAATTAATAAAATATCTGATGAAGGAAAAAGTTCTTTTGGTGAAACCACTTGGGATATTGTTGCTACGTTAGAACGAGATTGTCTAAATGACGTGGATTTAGTCTCTTCCGCACCTGCTTGTCTGTCGTGGTGGTCAGTGTGAATCACGAACATGGGTTTACCATGTGCAAAATCCACGAGGACTGGCATCACATCACCCGTAGCATCATTTTTTTTTATCGAGAATTCTTTATCACCATATTGAATTACATGAGCCCCAACAACATCAATACCATTGTCTTCGAGATATTTCTTCATTGCAATTGCCGTAGTAACCCCGTCTAAATCTTGGTGAAAATAAATTTCGGCTTTCGTATATCTTTCTCTTAATTGATTAATATCCCGAATCCCACTCTCTCTTAATATTTTTTTCATTTGAAAGTTTGTTTAACTTGACAAGGAAATAAAATTTTCCATTAATATTTGAGAGTCAATAGATATTTTGATTTGTTAATCGTAGCCAACATTTCATCTCGGATGTTCAATAAATCTGTATCGTATCTCTGATCTAGTTGGTCTGAAAAACTTACAAAAAATTCTGTAATTCCATCCAAAAAATTCTGCATACTAATTGAAGATATATCTTGAAACATTAACGCAAACTCAGGTTCAAACTCAGGTCTCCCATATTTTCCCATCATTACCTCTGTAAACTCGTCGATTAAATCTCCAAGTCCATCATATATTTCTCCGTAGGTTCTATGTTTTGCATCCCCATAAGTCTGCCAATGTAAAAACTTCCATTGAAGTTGTACTTGTACCAATTTTTTGACTAATTCTTCTTTCATGACAATAAATACCTCATAAACAAAAAAAAGGTCTTAAAAGACCTTTTAAGTTGGGGATTGTGTAAAATCAAATTTCCCTTGTTTTTTGCTGTCAATAAAGAACTGAATTCTTTTTTTGCTTACTTCACAATAATTAGGGCTCAACTCAATTCCAATCCATCTACGACCAAGAATTTCAGCACTCACGAGAGAAGTACCCGATCCAGCGAAAGGGTCCAAAATCACATCATTTTTATATGTAAGAATCTTGATTGCCTTTGAGGGAATATCCATCGAGAAAGTCGCCTTGGTTTGTTGTTTTGTATCCGCGAAATATTCCCATTGTCCGTAAACTAAAGACATGAATTCTTTTTTGTCCTCATCTTTATAAACGGTTTTCTTTTTGATGGACCCATCCTCTTGTTCAATATCAACAACTTCAAATTCCCATTGAGGTTCCCCTTTCAACTTCTTGATTCTATCTTTCTTATATGCAAGGATTACACATTCTTTCGGATTATAGATATATGGACTCGAAGGAGACATCCAAGAACCCCAAGCTGTGGTTTTACTTCTGTGAGGGGAGTTTTCGTCCAAATCTACTAGCCCATAAAACTTGAATCCAACTTTTTTCATGATAGACCAAAACTCCGCCATGAACAACACTCTACCTCCACGGTCTTGAACATTAACTTCATAAGGAATATTAATAGCGATCCTACCATCATCTTTGAGAATTCTAAATGCCTGAGTCAACCAATCATCAGTGAACCTCCAATAAGAATCCATAGATTGATTGTCGTCATGAATATCATAATCAATCCCGACATTATATGGTGGTGATGTGACAATCAAGTCGATTGATGACTCGGGAAGTTTACCCATCTCCTCTGCACAATCTCCATTTATAATTCTATTTGTTTCTAACATCGTAATTTACCTTCGTTTCTTAATTGTTCTCTAATCTTAGTCGCAGATATGTCCGAAACTTCTTGGGGTGGAATATGTTCTATAATATCGTATCCAACTCCTCTCCCGAAGTTTATCGATTCAATATCAGGTATAATCATAATTCTCACTCTACCATCCTGAATTAAGTCTAAAAGTTCCCCAACAATTCTATTCTCAACCTCTTGTGAAGTATAAGGATTTTTATCGTCAGGTTCAATGTCCCTAATACAAATTAGAACATTTTTACCTTCGTCTAATATTTCATTCACAATCCACCTATGTCCCGCATGAAAGGGTTGAAATCTTCCCACAAACATGGAATATTGTTTCCCACCAGTATTTTTTAACTTTGGGTCTCCCTCAACGTGAATTTTTTGCATACTCTAAAACTTTTTTTACTGACTCTTCAATACTATCATTTGTTGTGTCTAATCTGAGATACTTTTCAGTTGGTGCTTCATATTCATTTACGAAGTAGTCTTCCCTACCTCTAATCTCACTCGTATAAAGATAAACTTCGAAAAGATTATCCCCCATCTTTGTTTTGAACTTATCTCTTTGGTCTTTATATGGAGACACCAAAGAAACAAATACATGTTTACCTTTATTATGAAGATATTCTGATATTTGTTGTGCAAGTTCAATATTCTTTCTACGTCCAACTTCAGAGTAATCCTTGTTTTCGAATAAATCCCTGAGATCGTCACCATCTATATGAAAAACATCTGACTCTATATTCAACACCAATTGTTTGCATAAGGTTGTCTTACCTGAGCCAGGTTGTCCTGTAAGCCAAACTATCATTTTTCTAAATTTTTAATCCTACGGTTCAAATAAAATGCAGCTTTTTTGAGATCTTCTAATTCCTTTGTTTGGTCTTTTACCCCAGCTCTTGCTACATATTTTACCACGTTGAACAAGTAAGCATCGTGGTCCAACCCCCAAGCTTCGCAAACTTTAATTACTTCATAAGCATTTTCTTCCCCACCATAATGGTTGGGATGATTAACCATATCATTCTTCATTCTTATTCCCCCATTTTTTTTCTAAGTACTCGACATATCTATCGTACTTG